TTTTACTCTATCCCCGCCCATTTGTGCGTCTGCACGCTCAACTGCCAATGCACGGGCGCGTCGGGGCGGCTGTTTAAGATACCGATTTGGCGGATGGTGTCGTAGATGTTCATCACGCCGTCTTGTTCGCAGGGCGAAAGGTAGTAATGGCGTGCACGGATTTTACGTTCCATGTTTTCACAGAACGAGACGACATCGCCGTCGGCAACAATCCGCACTTCGTCGGCCTCGGCGATGCAGCTATTTTCATATTTTTCGGCGTAGCAGGCTTTGGGGCTAGTGGCGACATAGTCGATTTGCGGCGGCGCGGGCTTGAGGCCGTTGGTTTCGATGCAGAGGAAATAGCCTTCGGCTTTGAGCGCGTCCAGCAGCGTATCGAGATGCGGCTGTATGGTCGGCTCGCCGCCGGTAATGATGACGTTACGCGCAGTGTAGGTTTTCAGACGGCCTAAGATGTCGGACAGGCTCATCATGCCGAATTTCAAATAATCGGTATCACACCAGCCGCACGCTAAATTGCATTTGCCCAAGCGGACGAAGACGGCGGGTATACCCGTATTCCAGCCTTCGCCTTGCAGGCTCTCGAAAATTTCGACGATGCGGTATTGCGGATTTTCGGGGGCGACGCTGATTTTTTTCATACCGCCGACACCGACGCCTTTTTGCTGGGAATCCGAACCATTTTGAGCCAGGCAATGTAGAAATGTTCGGCAATGACGAGGTGGACTAAGAGGGTGGAATGGAGTTTCATGAGTGTTCCTTTTAATGGGTGTGTTGGTATGAAAGGCCGTCTGAAAAGCAGGGAATCCGTGCAGGAGAAAAACGGTTTTACAGTAAATTCAAAGAAGAATGAAACCCAGTGAGATAAATATAAGAGGTCTGTGAGATAAATGGGATTAAGTTGGATGAGGATGGATGAAGGGGGATGGGAAATTTGTAACAACGTTGCACTGGGTGCAACAAAACGGAGCGGGCGAGGTTGCCCGCTTTTTTATTTTCGGACACCCCGTGCCAAAGCATCGAGGGCGACATCCAACAGGCGGGATTCGGCACCGGCCTGAAGTGTACCACCTTTGCTTATCGGCAGGTAGGGGCGTGCCGGGATTTTGACTTGTTTGACCCTGCGGAAGCCGTCGCCGACTTTGAACACCAGATAGGGTTTGTTTTTGGCTTTGACCGTGCCGCCGAACTGGTGGATGGCGGCATAGGGTTTGTTGGTGCCGATGCGGGCGAAGTTGTTGCCGGAGGCGGTGTGGATGCTGGCGGCCAGCTGTCCGCTTTTTTGCAGGATTTTGCCGCCGCGCGCATTGGCCGGCCATTTTTGGCCGCCCCAGCTTTCGGATTCGAAGTTGTCTTCGGTAATGCTGAGTAGTTCGGCGGCAATGGCCCGCATCATAGGGCGCGGGTGGCGGGCATTGCGCAACAGCTGCCCGAGGCCGCGTTGCAGGTCGCCGTCGTCCAGGCTGATTTCCAGCATCGTCATCCTTTCAATAAATCGATTACCCAAGCCAGCTGGGCGGCATTGAGCGAAGCCTTGAAGCGCTCGTTACCCATCATCTGACGCAGTGCCACGCGTGCGATGTCGGGATGGGCGGCCTGCGCTTTGTCCACCGCCACCGCAGCCATGCGCGAGAGCATGGCTTTGCCTTGGTTGGCATTGAAGCCGGCATTGGGGGCGACGAATTTGCCGTTGATGCGGATGCCGGTGCGCCGGGCATGGCGTTCTTCGCCGGTATATTGGTTGACACCGATGTCCACGGTCTGGGTTTCCAGTTGCGGGCTGGGTTGTACGCGGCCTTCGCCCCGGCTGCGCGACAAGGGGCGAACCCGGCAGCGGCAGCGGTAATCCAGCGGCGGATACAGGCTGTCCCACACCGGGTCGTCGGCGGCATAAACGCTGCCGTGCAGCAGGCGGTGGGTCTCGCGGGTGCGCTCGTCGTTGACCGCCACGTATTCCCAGTATGGGTGGGTATCTATCGCATCCATCATCTCGGCATAACGCCCGGCCATATAGGCTGACTGCATATTGGTCAGGTAGATGGTTTTCAGGCGGTAGGGACTGCCCAGGCGCACGGTTTGGATTTCGCCGGTGTCCGGGTGCGGCACGTCCTGTCTGCCCCACCAGCCTTTGGCCTGCAATACCGGCGTCAGCTGCTCGCTGAACTGCTCCAAGGTCTGCCCGCTTTCGGCGGCTTTGACCACGGCGGCATAGATGTCGCTGACCACATCCATGCCGGCGGTTTTGGCCACGGTGAAGGCAGTGGCGTGCGCATCGTCCAGCATGTCCTGCCAGTCCCACGATACGTTGATGCCTTTCTGCTGCAGATAGGCCACAGCGGCTTCGGGCTGCATGCCGAAGACGGCTTTGATGTCTTCGGGGTTCATTCGGCCAGCTCCTCAGCAGCTTCCACCCTGCCGACCAGTTCGGCCAGGAAGATTAGCCGTGCCAACTCTTCCTGCAGCGCGGCATCATCCATATTCGGATAAGCGGCGGTCAGCCTGTCCAGCACCGCTTCGGGCGTGACCACCCCCTGTTTCAGGCTGCCAATCAAGATATCGGTTAATGCCTGCCCCTGTGCGTTGAGGCTACCTGAAAGAGGGGCGAGGGTGTCGATGACCAAGCCGGCATCGGCAGCCGGCCGGTGTTCGGCGAAGTCGGCCAAAGGTGACGCCGGCGTCGCATTTGGCGGAGAGGCTACCTGAACAATATCGTCGTCGCTTAGGTTGTAGGCGCGTTTCCAGTAGCTTTCAGATAATCGGACACCGCAGCCGGTCAGGATTTGGTCGCGTTCGGCCAAGGTCTTGTCGCCTGCTTCTTCGGTGTACAAAACAAACTGCGGGCGCGGGGTGTCGGCGGCAAAGTTGAAACCGCAGATCAAGTCAATGAGCCGGTTCAGGCAGCCTTCGACGATGCGGCAGTCGTTGTCCCGAATATCCTTGGTTACCTCCAAACCTGCGGTGGCGCTGGCGTGGGTGCTGTCTTTCTCGGTGGTCTGGTCTTGGCCGAGCAGCGCAATAGCGATTTCGGAGCGGCAGTAGCGGATAAAGCGGTCGTACACATCGGCACTGCCCTGTTTACCCGCCGCCTCTTTGATTTCGACGCTGGAGTCATCGGGAATGGTGGCCACCGAGTTGCCGATTAGCTGTTCCAGAGCATCCAGTAGGCGGTCGGTGTCTTGGTCGGTATTGCTGCGCGGTTCGCGGCCGATGATCCACGGTGCGCCGAATTTTTCGCTGAACTCCGCCCAGAATTTCAGGCCGCCGCGTTTGAAGATGGTCGGCCAGTAGATGCAGGACAAATCGCCGATACCGTAGGGGTTGATGTAGCTGGCATTGTGGGTCGGGCACAGGAATTTGAAGGCCGGTACCGGTTCGTCATTCAGGCTGCCTGAAAGGCGGAAGCGCAGCTGCCCGTCTTGGTCGAACTGAAACCACTCCTGCGGCTTGGCCATGATTTCGGACGGCAGCCACAGGCTGCCCCGCTGCCAGATGATTTCCAAGGGCTGATAGCCGTATAGGGTGGCATCTAAGATTTGGTTGATGAGGCGGTACAAATCAAAGCCGGCGAACAGCTCGGCGAAGGTATCGCAAACCGTATCGGGCGCACCGTTGGCTTCGATGCGCCACTTCATACCGGCCACCGCCGATTTGCGGCGGCGCACATGGCCGGCGACAATCGGGTCGGACAGCAGCTCGCGGTAAACCGAGATGTCGCGCCCGAGCTTTTTCAACACGGGGTCGGGATTGGGCAGATAGCCGCCGAAACCGCCGATGCCCCAAAAGCGTTGGGCAACGGCGAGGTGGGCGGTCAGGTCGGCGAGTTGGAGGGTAACCGCACCGTTGGCGGTTTTGAGTTTGAAGTGGGGTTTGGCGATGGTCATAATGATACTCAGATGGTTAACTCAAAGTGGCAAAATTCAACCTAGGTAATTTGTCCTGTATTTCCAATGTCCGCAGGCTGACGGTAATAACTTTTAAAAACAGTTCTAATGGGTAGCGTTGGTTCTGTATGCCAACAGCCCAATCGTTGGCATTATTGGTAATACCAGAACGTTTATCGGTACTTAGCGCCTGCCGTTTCATAATATGTGCCAGTGCGGCAGCACCACCTAAATGATATTCCCATGCCCGTAGAGGAATATTGTGGATAGTGATGTATTCGTTATATTTGACAATACGACCTTCTGATTTTCTATCAATCCGCATCTTCTCCACATAAAACCACTCATCATGTCCACCAATAACATGCTGGGCAGTAATTTCCAACGGCTCAGGAGCTTCCAATACACAATTGGGATAAAGTGATACCTGGTCATAGAACAGGTGGAGTTTGGCCAGTGCAATACCGGCATCACGGAAAGCAATAAAGTCAATATAATCAGCCACACGTGGAATACGTGGTAGCTGCTTACCAAGATTATTTCGGTATTTTTCGCGATAATCCCTACTATGGAACAAACCGTAAATATAGTAGAAAATATCTTCCTTACTAACGTTTTCGGCTGGATAGGCCAGCTGGAAGTGGGTCTGTGCTTGATGAGTGATGGCATTGCGTTTCAGGTAAATGGTTTTCATGTTTTAATCCACGTTGTATCCTTTTAAACTCGGCACGGTTGGTCAGCAGGTCTGCAGCATATGCGATTCCTACTTCCCCGATGTGTTCAGCCATATCAGCAATAGCTTCGATATAACCAAGCTGCCAAGCATAACTAAGCCCATTGAAATCTCGTCGTTTACCCGTAACCAGTTCCTCTACAATAATCTGTCTCTTACTTAGCTTTTCCTGCAACAATTCTTTCATGTGAATAAATCTTTCTGTGTTCCTTCTTCATCTTGGGTGCTCTCATATAGATAAAAAGGGAAGCATTGCGTACCTGAACCAAGCAACCCCATATCAGGGATATTGCTGACCATCAATGAACAAAAATCCACCCGCATATCTGTACTGACACAAATACATAGATTGCCGCCATCAGGAATAGGAATGTATTTGGCCTCTTCTAAGAAATACATAGCTATTATCCGATAAGGCTAAGCCATGGGTTTTTACGTATAGCGTGTCGTTTACGGAAATCGCTGCAACATTTAGCACGCGGTTTACGATGATATTTCAACCCAACCGGTAAACTCTGTTCCTGAAGATATTCAACTGATACCCACTGGCGTTGTTTTACGTTACCCAATAGGCGGTATCGGTAAACGTCAATCAACTTCCTTTCGTATAAATACTTGCAAATACGAAAAGCACTCATACGGGATACATTCATCTGTTTAGCTAACTCATCAGCAGTCATCGGTTGTTTATGTAAATGTTTCAACCCAACACTAGCGAGACGAGAGCGTGTAAATTCATTATTTCTTCGATATTTGGGCATGCTAATAGCCTTTCGTGAATGGACTACGACGGGGGGACTTCCTGCTGCTGACCCGTACCGGGCCGGTCTCACCGTCAGCTGCATTGAGGGCAAGAAAGCACGCCCAAGTTCGGTCGGCGTGACCGTTGGCATCGGATTCGGCCACAAAGCGCGGTGCGCCGGTGGCGGAGGTGGTTTTTTGCAGCTTGTGCAGGTCGCTGCGCAGGTGTTGGTCGATAGGGATACGGATTTTCTTATCTTCGAACGCCTCTTTGCCGATAGTGGCCAGCGCCAGTTTGGAGGCGGTATTGAACAGCACGCCTTCTACCCGGCTCTCGCCGTGGCGGCGTTGCGCGTCTTCCACCGGCTTTTCGCCCATGCCGGTTTTATCCATGCAGCAGCGCAAGACGCGGTAGCGTTCGAACACTTCGTCCAATAGGGCGTCCTGCTCGGCGAAGCTGGCACGACGGCGGGTAATCAGTTCGCGCGTCCACATCACGTCGCCCACCTGCTCCAACACCCAAATCACAAACAGGTCGTTGCGGATGCCGATATCGACGCCGACATAGCAGGGATTGCCGGTGTAGTTTTCAGGTAACCCGGCCTGCTCGTCTTCCACCCCGTGAATCAGATCGTAGGACAGCCAGGCACTGGCCTCGTCCAGCCATTGCAGCTCAAACTCCTGCGCCCAGGCATCGTCATCGTTCAGGCCGGCTTTCAATTGTTCGATATCGCGCGGCAGGCCGTCGGCCACCGCCTGATGGATATCAACGATGTGGCGGCTCCACTCTTTGTTCTTCTCGTCGGTAACCAGTTCGTAGAATTTGTTACCCTTGCCGTTGGGCGTGGACACCACGCGCAGCTTCCAGCCGGCGGAGATAACGGGGAACAGGGCTTTCCAGATTTCGCGGCTGTCTTTGTGGAAGGCGAATTCGTCGAGAAACACATTGGCCGAAAAGCCGCGGGCGGTGTCGGGATTGGCGGGCAGCGCGGTAATTTTGCTGCCGCCGGGCAGCACCACTTCTAGGGCGTTGGTGGTGGCGTCGAACGGCACCTGCATCACTTCGCAGGCCACACCGGCCGCTTCCAGATGGCGTTTCACGCCTTCGTTCATTGCTTCTTTCGCCTGCCGCTCGCCGCGTGACAGGATGACCCAGCGCGTGCGTTTGCCTTGCGATTCCGCGTCTAAGCAGTCCAACACGATTTCCAGCGTGGTGGTAAAGGTTTTGCCCGTCTGGCGGGCAAACATACCGACTTTGAAGCGGCTGTGGTCGGCCAGCCAGCGCTGCTGGTAGGGATAGAGGGTTAAGGCCGGCTGTGTCATGAAAACACCCCGTATACTTCCTGCCTGATGCGCTTGAGTGTTTCCGGGTCGAGGCCGCTGTCCTGCTTGGCCGATTCGGCTTCGAGCGCAGCAAACTTAGCATCCATCTTCTCTTTCAGGTTGCTCTGCCATTGCTTCAGGCGGGTGCTGGCCGAAGTGAGTGCCGAAATCTTTTTGGCTGCCTCCGACATCATGCCGAAGCGGTCAACCACATTCAGTTCGGTATCCGGTATCTCGCCAATAGCGACCAATGCATCGAACAGCTCAGTCTGCAACATCGCCATCAGGGCTTCGGAACGGGTGTCGCCTTCGTCGGATGCGCCCTCGGCAATCAGACGGGCGGCTTCGGTGCTGGCCTTGATGCTGGCAAATCGGCGCTCAACCTTTTGGCCGTAGCGGTGTACGGCCGCACGGCTGATTTCGTAACCCTGTGCGTTCAGCCATTCGGTCAGCTCGGTATAGTTGCCGAATGCATTGGCTGCCAGCCGGCGTTCGAACTCGTGGCGGACATCGTCCGGCAACAGGGCAATGGTGCTGCGGCGTGCCATCATCAACCCTCCCAGTATTTGGGCGGACGGGCAATACCGGGCTGGCAGTCGATGGTGTATTCGGCGATGTCCACACCCAATCGGGTCAGGTCGGCCAGCCACATGCCGATGGGCTGCTTGACCAGATCCACCAACTTGCGGTCGGCCAAATAGTCCAGTTCGCGCCTAAGTTCGGTGACGGTGGTATCGGCATAGATTGCCCGCAAGATGTCCAACAACATGACTTCGGATGACGTGTGCGGGCGGGCTTTGTTGAGAATGCTGATAATCTGCCAGCGCAGGCCGGCAGTACGGGCTTGTTGCATCATTTTTTCCCACTTTCCAATTTATAAAGGTCACTAATGGTTTTATGGAGTGCGTCCATTTTGGCTTCCAACACCGCCTGTCCGCGGATGTAGTCTTCACGTAGAACGTAGTTAAGCGGCAGGGTTTCTTTCAGGCTGTTAACGGTTTTTTCTAACTCTTCGCTTTTGTTGTAAACCTGCGCCAACCGGCTTTCGTAGTGGGTGAGCAGCATCTTGCCGAACATCCAGCACACGCCCAAAAAGCCCATTAGGAAAGAGACGATTTGCCAAAATTCGATACTGATAAAGGTTCTGTTATCCATGATTCAGGGGTATCCGATTTCGTGATAGGCCTGGCAGCCCACGCAGCGGGTGCAACCGGGGACGGCCAGGCGGCGACGTTTGGGGATGCGGGTGCCGCAATCCACGCAGTACAAGAGCGAGGTGGCGGCCGGATTTTCAGGTAGCCTGATTTGGCGTAGTGCCTCCTTACGCGCTAGCTCCTCCTGCTGGGTGGCTCTGTCTGAAATATCCATTACTGCTTGCTCCGATACCATTCCTGCCACCCGCGCACTTGGGTGTCGCGTTTGCCGCACCATGCGCCGTAGTCGGCGGCGTGATTGAGCAAATCGGTGGGGCTGCCTGAAACCGGCGGTGCCGGGCGCGGATGTTCGGCCAGCAATTCGGTGGCGGCGGGCGGCAGTACCGGGCGCTCCACTACCTTAATTGGTGTAACCAAGGGCTTGTTTGTAGAGCTGCAGGCTGCCAGCACCAAGGCCGCTGTAACAACGGCCGCCGCTTTGATCGTTTTTGACTGCATTTGCTATCTCCTGTTTGATGCGTGTGGTTTGGGTGTCCAATTGACGGGTGGTTTCAGCCAGCTTGACCGATTGCTGCTGCGCGAAGTCGTGCCACTTCTGTTTTTCCGCGCTGACTTCGGCCAGCTTAGCGCTGTAGGCTTGTTCGGCGGCCAGCGCCTGCTCGGTATGACGCTGCTGCAGCTGTGCGATTTCGCCGCGATAGATACGGCGGGCGTGGGTGTAGCCCGCACCGTATACGCTGGCCAATGTCAGGCCGATGCCGAGTGCGTACAGCAAAGATTTATTCGTCGGTAGCATCCACATTTTGATCTCCCTGTTGTTTGATCTGTTCCAGCTGCGGAATGATGGACAGGCCGCGCTTGATGAGGGCGTAGCCGCCCACAATGCAGCCGTAGCTCCACCACATCCACTCCACCGGTTCGGATGCCATGACAAATTTATAAGTCATCACGGCGTAGGCCACGTTGGCCCATACCTTGGTGTGGCTGGCTTGGCCGGTAGACGGGTTGGTAAAGGCGCCGGCCAGCCAGTTTTTAAGGCTATTCATCTTCCAGCCTTTCTACGCCGTTTGGCGGCGCGTCTGGCGGCAGCCACACCGCTGCGGCGGCCGCTAAGCGGGTAGCTGCCTGAACCGATCGAATATTCCAGCCGGGGTGCGGGGTGGGTTAGGCTCGGCAATACGGCAGACAGTGCCAGCGCCAACAATGTTTTTTTCTCTCTCATGCTTTAACCTCTTCGGCAATGGCGTTAGCAATGGCTCGGCAGATGCTCCATTTGGTTTGTTTCCATTTAACAAGGTCGCCATCATTGGAGATAAAGAACGGTTCGAAGATGATGCCTCCGGCTTGGGCGTAGGCCAGGCGACTGTGTTGGCCGGCATTGTCGGGCTTGTAGCCGTCTTCGCCGCGCAGCTTCCAGCCTGTGGCCTGTTCCACAGCACGGCACAGGCGCTGGCAGGCGGCTTTGTTTTTTGGGGTAGATAAGGCTTCGATGCCTGTCGCGGTTTTATTGAGTGCCGCATTGGTGTGGAACTCGACAGCCAGACGGCTGCCTTTGATGAGCTTGACCGCTTCCCTGAGCGGCAGATTGCCCTTGCCCTCCCCATCGGTTTTAACCTCCAATCCGTGGTCGGTGCGGAGGATGGAAGTGACGATGTTGCGCATGTCTTGCGCGATGTCGGCCTCGCGGTCGCTGCCGTTGACGGCGCCGGGGTCGGTGTTACTGTGTCCTGCGGTAATGGTGATATACATAAGAAAATCCCTGCATCGGTGTTGATGCAGGGATTGTGGCTGATGGGGGTGTCGGGGGTCTTTTAAACGGGTTTAAAAAAGAGAAGCGATAAATTCAGTCATATTGCCTAAATAAGGCAGCATTAAATGAAGGACACCAAGCAAGATTTTCTCTAACAGCTAATGCTTGGATTTGTTCACTCCAAGAACCTAGACAAGTATCTTTCTCTATTTTCCGGTATTGCAGATTTTGGCATGGTACAACATACAACGGTTTCTTTTCACTATCTTTCTTTTCAATTTTTTCAAGCGACAGAGATATAGTGAAGGATGTGCTTTGTGGTTGATGAGACAAGAAAACATCATCACTTAAGAAGCAACAGTAACTTTTAACATTTTGACAGGATAGCGATTTTTGATAGCAATCTAAAATGCCACTCAAGTTATAAATGCTTCCGGAATGTATACGCCCACCAATATAAATTTGTTTGCCTGACCAATTTTCCACATAGTGCAAAAACACATTCGCTGCTCCTGCTTGCTCCACATTTTTGCCGAAGGCACACAAATAGATTTCATCTTTCCCCATTTTAAACTCTTTGAACACTTCGGCACTTTTTGCCCACAATAAAGCTGTTTGAAAATTTTTACTGTTTGACTTATTGAATGTAACTACTAACAGATATTTCATTGACAAAGAGAATGGGTTGTTCTGATTGGCATCTAGTAATTCTGGATATGTTTCCATAATCTTAATGGTTTGTTAAATTTAATAATTACGCTACTTGATCAGCCGCAGATGTGGCTTCTTTTTTCTCTGCGCCCCGGGCGGCGCTCATGATGACGGCGCGGCCAAGCTCGCTAGACTGGCGGAACAAGGCCAGCAGCTCCTGCTCTTCCTCGCTCAGGCTGGGTGTAGATTTTTCAGGTAGCCTCTTGTCTGTATAACTCGGGGATGGGGCTCTCACTATTTCCGTTTGGCCAGATCGAGTGCCAGTCAAAATATAGTCAACATCAATCTTCATATCAGGATGTGCAATTGCGGCTAGACGCAACTTATCTTCAGGCACCGAATTCCTTGCTTTTCTTGCTGAAAATGCTTTTATCTCTAATCCCAAAAAATTAGCCACATCCTTATCTTGTTTTAAATCAAGCTCTTGCTTTATTCTGTACAAAAAATCTACAAAATTCACAATTCTCCCCTTGCTAAAACTACAAATGTAGATTATTCTACACACAACACCACAGTTAAAACCAATCCGACACAGAAAAGGACGAAAAATGACCGAACAAGAATTGCGTCGAATCATACGTCAGGAAATCCAAGCGGCCTTGAACCGGAAGAGAAAGGCTTTTATCCGGCTGGCTTCCCGGCAGCGGCAACTTCGGCTAGCGCTTTTTCGGCACTCTCTCGAACAAGCTTGGCCGTTGCTAAGAAGCGTTCCAAAGCATAGACATTATTAGGATCAATCGGGGAATCCGCCTCCGCCGCCTCTTTTATTTTCTGTCGATGGACGGTTTCTATTCCGGACGTGATTTCATCAAAGAAAAGGGGAGACTGCAAACGGATGGCGAGGCAAATGGGATAGAACACCAAGTCGAAACTGTCAATACGGGCACTTAACCCATCTATCCGGCGGTACAGCTCGGCAATATGTTCTTCGGCAGTAGAAAACCCAGGGGCATTGTCGATATGCATGGCGTCGGGACTCCTTGAAATAAACGATTAGCACAGATTAACACAGGTAGGCACCAAATGAGTAAGCAACATGACAAATTTCTGCCGCTGCCCTATCCGCAGACAACACAGTCGGCACAGCGGTACTTCGTGCGGCACGGCATCAACCGCAGCGCGTGGGCAAGGTATTTCGGCTTCGAGCGTACGGTAGTGGAGCACCTGCTGCGCGGACAACTGAAAGGCCGGCGCGGTATGGCGCACGAGGCGGCGATTAAATTGGGACTGAAAGAGCAACCGGAGGATTGATATGGCGAGCGGAAAAGGACAGCGGCTGCTGAGTGTCTTCAAGGCATTGGAAGCGCACCCGCTAATCGGCATCAGCAATAAGGAAATCGCCGACGGCCTAGACCTTAACCCGTCTTACGTTACCCGCGAACTGGAGGATTTAATCGAAGCGGGGCTGGTGGTGAAGCTGGATAACGGCAATTTCGCCTACAGCGTGAAGACGCTTCAGATTGCCGAACGCTTCAGACGGCAGACCGAATATCTAAAAGGCAAGTTGGAAGAGACCGACCAACGAGTTAACCGAATTTGAAAATGCACGCTGGCGTGCATTTTGGAGAGCAAAAAATGAGCAAACAGGAAGTAATCGAACATGACACTTTAACCGTAGCCGCCAACAACGCAGCCTTGAACAGCGTGCGGGTAATGGAACAGTGGGGCGGGGGCGAAACCTATAACGAAGACCGATGGATAGAGCGTGCCCGTCAAGCTGCACGTAAAACCTTGGAAGGGATGTTCGAGCTGGGTCGTGCGCTGATTGTGCTGAAAGAACATACCGAACATGGTTATTTCCGTGAAATAACTCAAAAAGAACTTGGTTTGGGACGCATGGAAGTAACCCGCCTGATGAATGCCACCCGCCGCTTTGCCACCCCGCAAATGCAGAAGGCCGCACCAAAGTTGATGGAGCTGGGTAAATCCAAACTGCTGGAGCTGCTGGTAGAAGAGGATGAGGCGATAGTCGATTTAGCTGACGGCGGCGACATCAATGGTCACACTCTAGACGACATTGACCGCATGACCCGCAACGAACTCCGCGCCGCCCTGCGCGAGAGCCGCGACACCGCCGAGGCCAAAGACAAAATCATCGCCGACAAAAACAAGAAGGTGGACGAGCTGGCCGAGAAACTGGCCAAGAAGCAGGCGGGCAAAGAGCCGAGCCCCGAAGACGTGGGCAGCGAGCTGACCATGCAGCTTTCCGGTTTGGAAGTGGCCGCCCGCAGCGATTTAAGCCGCTTTGCCGAGGTCTTCGAGCAGATGCTGGCACACGGCGAAGCCAACGGCTACGACCACCGCCCGCAGATGGTGGCGGCCATCAACCAAATCATCCGCGATGCCGAAACCCTGCGCGAACGCTTTACCCTGCCGCAAGAAGCACCGACCAACGCCAAGCCGGAATGGCTGGACGGGGAGTAAACCATGAATCCTGCATTGACCGAGAAACTGGCTGCCGTGGCCGCTCATGCAGCCACCCTCGGCCACGGCGAGAAGGCAGGCTACCTGAAAAGTCAGGCGGCCGAGCTGGGCATCAGCGTGGCCACGCTGTACCGCAAGCTGGAAGCGGTCAGTGTGAAGCCCTGCCGCAAACGGCGCAGCGATGCCGGCCGCTCGGAATTAAGCCTGCACGAGGCACAGCTGATTTCAGCCGTGCTGATGGAGGCGATGCGGCGCAACGGCAAACGGCTGATGTCGGTAGCCCGCGCGGTGGAGATGCTGCGCGCCAACGGCAAAATCGATGCCGCCCGCGTGGATGAGGAAACGGGCGAGGTACTGCCCTTGTCCGAGAGCACGGTTACCCGCGCCCTGCGCGAATACAAGCTGCATCCCGACCAACTGCTGCAGCCCGCGCCGGTGAACCGCATGAAATCGGAGCACCCGAACCACTGCTGGCAAATCGACCCCAGCCTGTGCGTGCTCTACTACCTGCCGCGCAGCGGCGAGGACAGCGGCCTGCGGGTAATGAAGCAGGAAGAGTTCTACAAAAACAAACCGAAAAACGTGGTCAAAATCGAAAACGACCGGGTGTGGCGCTACACCGGCACCGACCACGCCAGCGGCACCATCCTTGCCCGCTACTACTTCGGCGGTGAGACCAGTGCCAACTTGTGCGACTTCTTTATCTTCATGATGCAGGAGAAGGCGGACATCCTGAAAGACCCGTTCCGCGGCGTGCCGCGCATGGTGATGCTCGACCCGGGCAGTGCGAATACCTCGGCAGCGTTTAAAAACCTGTGCAAGTCGCTGGACGTGCATGTGCAGATCAACAAGCCGGGCAACCCGCGCGCCAAAGGACAGGTGGAAAAAGGCAATGACATTGTGGAAACGGCGTTTGAAAGCAGCCTGCGCTTTACCGAGGTGCACGACATCGGGCAGCTGAACCGCCTGGCCGAACGCTGGATGCGTTACTACAACGGCACGCAGATTCACAGCCGACACGGCCTGACCCGCTATCAGGCATGGAACAAAATCAAGGCCGAGCAGTTGATTCTGCCGCCGCCTGCCGACTACTGCCGCGAGCTGGCCGTCTCCGCACCGAAAGAAGCCAAGGTGTCGCCCGATCTGGAAATCCGCTTCGGCGGCCGGGTGTACAGCGTGAAAGACATCAAGGGTGTGCTGGTTGGGCAGAAACTGCTGGTGGCCAAGAACCCGTGGGAGCCGACCGGCGCACGTATCGCCACTTACGACAGCGAAGGCAACGAAATCTGGCAGGCGGTGCCGGAGGTGGTGTTCGACGAGATGGGCTTCAGAGCCGATGCCGCCGTCATCGGTGCGGAATACAAAGGGCAGGCCGACACCATCGCACAAAGCCACGCCAAGGAACTGGACAAGCTGGCGATGCAGGCCGACACGCTGGAAGCGGCAGCGGCCAAACGCAAAGGCAAGGCGGTGCCCTTCGGCGGCGAAATCGACCCGTTCAAACATCAGGAAGACACGCTGGCCGCCGCCAACACCCTGTATATGCCCAAGCAAGGGCAACAGATGGCCTACAACACGATGGAAGTGCGCGAGCAGGTGTTGAGCAAGGTCGAGCTGGCCAAGCTGCTCAAACCGCGCATCGAAGCGGCCGGCGGCAACTGGGGCGAGGCGGTAAAAACCCTGCAACGGCTGTACCCGGACGGGGTGGCCGCCAGCCAAATCGAAGAGGTATTCGGCCGCCTGAAAACCGCAGGCAGCCTGCGGATTGTGAAAGGGGCATGAGATGAAGGAAGCATTTAGAAAAATCGGCAAATCGTACGCCGTGGCCGCCGCCGAAATCGGCTGCAGCAAGCCCAGGTTGGTGGCGGTAGTCAACCACGGCGAATGGCCGAAAAAAGGCGCAGCCGAGCTGCGCGAGAGTTTGAAGCAGTATTTTGAAACGAATGGTGCGGACATTCCGCAATGTCTGGAAAACGAACCGGAAACCGCACCTGCCCACCCTAATGAAAGCGAGGACGACGCTATGTTACTACGAAAAGCCACTTTGACCCAAGCCACCCGCCGTTATTTCGGCCTGGTACGCGACCCGTTCAACGATGAGATTAGATCGGCGGAGGACGTGTATATGACCCCTGATGTGCGCTATGTGCGCGAGGCAATGTTTCAGACGGCCTGCCACGGCGGCTTTGTGGCGGTAGTCGGAGAGAGCGGCGCGGGCAAGTCCACCCTGCGCGAAGACCTGCAAGACCGCATCAACCGCGAAGGCAGGCAGGTCATCACCATCGAACCGTATGTGCTGGCGATGGAAGACAACGATGTGAAGGGTAAAACCCTGAAAGCCGCGCACATTGCCGCCGCCATATTGGAAGCGGTATCGCCCGGCACCCGCCCCTACCGCGATTCGGAAGCACGTTTCCGCCAAATCCACCGCGCCCTGCAGGAGAGCGCGAAGGCGGGCAACAAACATGTGCTGATCATCGAAGAGGCACACGGCCTGCCGATTCCCACCCTGAAGCACCTGAAACGCTTTTTTGAATTGAAAAACGGTTTTGACCGCCTGCTTGGTATCGTACTGATCGGCCAGACCGAACTGGCGCAAAAGCTCAGCGAAAACAACCCAGCGGTGCGCGAAGTGGTGCAGCGCTGCGAGGTGGTGACGCTCTTGCCGCTAACCGACGGACGGCTGGCAGGCTACCTGAAACACAAAATCGAACGCGCCGGCGGCGACATCACCAAAATTATGGACGAGAGCGCGATTGACGCGGTGGCCGAACGGCTGACGGTACGCGGCCGCAGCGGGCGCGGGGTGGAAGAACACAGCCTGCTCTACCCGCTGGCGGTCAATAACCTAGTCAGTGCCGCAATGAATCAGGCGGCCGAGCTGCAGATGCCGGTGGACGGCGATATGGTGAGGGGGGTGTGAGATGGAGGCGGTGAAAAATTTCTTATGGCGGCTATTGGTTGCGGCAGCGGTCATCATCTTCTACTTCGCCGCCGCCAGCTGCGTACCCGACAAAGCCCCTGCCGTACCGGTATCCGACATAGCGGCCGTACCGGTAACCGAACAGGACGCGGCAGAAGCCATGCCGATTGCACGCGGAATTTACCCCGATCTGCCGTATGAGCCGACTAATGAGGATTTGGAGGCGGCGAGATGACAATTTATCTAAATATCGCCCGCGACGGCATTATCAAGATTACTCAGGATACTGCTTTGGGTAACCAAGAAGGCGATACAGATTACCTGAGTAAAGAGCTGAATGAGGGCTGTACGCTTGAAGAAGTTTATGCGGTTGTCGCCGCAAATACATCTTGGAAAAACGGGTTGTTTTATTACCCTCCGGTGGATGTAGAAGATGGAGATCGGGCATGTGATGCAGCTATTGATTTTTGCGACTTGGTTTACTGCAGCCTTAAAAGTCTGATGGAGGCGAGAACATGAAAGTACGCTGCCCCACCTGCGGCGCGGTGATGAGCTTGGATGTCTTAATCGCCCATGACGATGCCCGAGAAGCCCTGATTGCGCTGACCGGCATTTCAGACGACCTTTTTAAGGCGGTATTGCGATATCTGACGCTGTTCCGCCCCGCTGAAAAGGATTTAAGTTTTAACCGGGTTTCAAAGCTCGTCGGCGAGATTGCGCCGATGATACGGGAGGGCGAAATCGTCCGTAACCGCAAAACTTACCCGGCCCCGCGCGAGGCTTGGATTTGGGCAACAGCCCGATGCCTCGAAGCACGGGATACAGGCAAGTTGACGCCACCGCTGACCGGCCACGGTTTTTTGTTGGAAAACATTACGTTTTGGTCGCCTGAAAAGACGGCGGGAACGGCGGTTTTGCCCTATCCCCAACCCTCTCCCAAGGGAGAGGGAGTAAGTACCAAATTGAGGAGCGGCGCGGGCGATTTGATGGAGTGGGCAAATGGAGGACAACAATAGCTGGCTTAAAAAAGCAATCGCGCAGGGTTTTATGATGCTCGCCGCCCTAAACCTCAAAGGCCGCCCTGCCTCGGCGGATTTGACGGCAGTCGCCGAACTTTGGTTGGGCATACTAAGCGGCCGGTCGTGGCAGCCGGAGCATGACGGGATCAGGATACAGGCAGCCTTTAGGGCTATCGCGGCGGCGTCGTCTGAGTGGCCAAACCCTGTCGACCTTATCAAACACCTGCCGCCGCCCGAAGTCAGAATGGTGCCGAGGCTGGAAAAGAAGCACCACCCGACGGAATACGGCAAAGCGCAGGCCGCCAAACTCAAACAGACACTCAGCCTGCTGGGAAGCTCCCCTTGCATGGACAGGGATTGGATACACGGTCCACGCCACCGGTCGGTGGATGAGTGTAAAAGGATTAATGCCGAAAGGCAGAAAGGTAAATGAAAAAATGGAAAATGGAATTTGGCCGAGTAATCCACGCATATCAGACTTAATCAGGCGATTGGAAGACTTGAAGGCAGAGCATGGCAACTTGCCAATAACTCACGAACCTCTGCGGGGTGGAGTTGTGTATGCCGACATAAGTGAATTTAAAGTTGCCTATGTTAGACCTAAAGAAAAACGTGAACGAACATGGTCTTACCGTATCGGAGCAGCCCAAGAAGGCGATCTGAAAGTGGTAAAAGTTTAAAGGAAAAAAGATGAATATTGATATGAGCCAATACAAGAAGGACGCACGCGGCAATCTGGTACCGATTGCCAACATCCGCCCGATTGATCTGCTGCGCGACGAGCTGGTGCAGAAGATTACCGCCCGCGCCCGCGCGGTACAGAAGGAGTTGCAGGAATACCGCCGCTGGGCGATGGACGAGATTGCGGCCTTTGCCGAACTCTCCGCCAACCAGTACGGCACCTCGCTGGGCGGCAAGAAGGGCAATATCCGCCTGCACAGTTTCGACGGCCAATACCGCGTACAGCTGGCGATGCAAGATGCCCTGGTATTCGACGAGGGGCTGGCCGCTGCCAAAGTGCTGATTGACGAATGTATCCGCGAATACTCGGAAGGCAGCCGTCCAGAGCTGCTGGCCATCATCAACGCCGCCTTCGCCACCGACCGCGACGGCAATATCAGCACCGCCCGCGTGCTGGGACTGCGCCGTCTGGACATCAGCGACGAAAAATGGCAACGCGCGATGGACGCATTGAGCGACAGCCTGCAGGTGCATACCAGCAAGGCCTTTGTACGGGTACACGAGCGCGATGCCAATGGTGAATATCGCTTGATGAATTTGGATATCGCGAAGGTGTAATTATGTGGTTTAGTCAATGTACCGTGTTCAGGCTACCTGAAACCCCGAATGCCGCCCTGCTGGCCGACAAATTGGCCGACGCACCCTTTGCTCCGTGCGGTGGGTTGGATTGGTTTACCGAGGGTTTTGCCGCACCGCAGAGCTTTACCCCCGAGCTGGTCTTTAAGGTCGAACAAACGATGGGGATTGCGTTAAGGCGGGAGGAGAAAGTATTGCCGGGTAGTGTCATCCAGCGGGCGGTAGACGAGCGGGTGGCACGTATTGAGCAGCAGGAAGGTCGTTCGGTCGGTCGCAAAGAACGGCAGGAATTGAAGGAGCAGGTAACCGATGAGTTACTGCCTCGTGCCTTTGTCCGCGCCACCCATACCCGTGCACTCTTTGCCGACGGCATGTTGCTGGTGGACAGCGCCGCCGCCTCCAAAGCGGAAAACCTGCTCGCTAAACTGCGCGAAGCCTTGGGCGGCTTGAAAGCCCAGCTGGTACATACCCGCCAAACGCCATCGGCACTGATGACCAGCTGGCTGCTGCAAGGCCACTGCGAAGGCGGTTTTGAATTGGACAGCGATTGCGAACTCAAAGGCGTAGGCGATG